TCAAGTGTGCTTCTCTGTCTGACTTGTTTGAATACATTAATCTTCTACGTTGTCTATGCCTTTCTCATTTAATATGTATTCGGCATCTGCCATAGCATATTCTGGACTGTCTACCATTCTTGCTATTCTTTTCTTACCTGATTTCTTAAAGTATATTCTATGTGTACTTGCATGACCTACAACATTACCCCCAATAGGTTTTATTGGATCTCCAAACATAGTAGCAGGGTCAGTTTGTACTTGGTTAGTAAAGATAACTGTGCACTTGAAGTAATAAGTAATATTCTTCAAGTGTGTCATTAATCTTTTGATTTGATTCTGTCTATCTGCTAGAGTACCCCTACCCAAATACTCTTCTCTGAACTGTCCAATAGCACCGTCAATGATAACAAGTCTAGGCTTGAAATCAATCATAGTCTTTGATAAATTATTGACAGTACCCATTAACAACTCTGTGTTTGGTGTGTAATAATACTTGATTCTTTCAAGTTTTTCCTTAGCATCTTCTTTATCTTCAGCATAACCTCTAGCCTTTAGTATTTCTAATATTCTAGCAGGCTTGAATGTATCTTCACAATCAATCCAAATAACATTCATGTCTTGACTGATTGCTTCTACTGTTAATGAGTTACAGAATTGTGTCTTACCACTACCGAATTCTCCATAGACTTCGTATGTAGCTTCAGGTTTAACACCACCATCCATAAGATTATCTACATCAGTACACTTTGTTCCAAGTGTAGGATAATTTTCTTGATACTCTAATAATTCCATAGTTCCCATGTCTGATTTTCTAATGTAACCATTATCTTCTAACAATTTTTGTGCATTGAATGACCATTGGTCTGCTTTCTCTCTACCTACACCAGTGATCTCTGCTATCTCAGCAGATCCTCTGACACAAATATCTAATATAGTATTAACACCAAATGCATTAAGTTTCTTTTCAGTTACAGCACCAACACCATCTAATTGTGATACTGCTAGTTCTATTTCAACTGGTTCACTTGTTTCTTGAGTTTCAATTTCTTCTACTTCAGACATGCAAAGTATACATCATCCTTATTATTATGCCTTTCGGTATGTTCCATCGTTGTTTAATCTTACATGATTAAACCTTTCCCAATTACCAAATAGTTTCTTGGCTTCCATTGGTTCGTAACCATACTCAACTAACTTTCTCATAAAGTCTGTGAGGTTTACTTTACCATCCTCATTCTCACAATCAGACCATGCTCTCTCTGCTGTCTGTTGTTTTGTTTCCTTATTAGATGTACCTAGAACTGTTTGAATAGATCCAGATGATATACTTAGATTGAATGAACCATACATTGATTCAATCAACTCTTTAACTCTCATCACATCAGTAACCTCAACAAAGTCTTTTAACATTAACTTAGCATGTGCATAAGATAATCTAACCAATGCTTCTAATTGTCTAGTACCAATAGGTAACTCATCATTCTTTGACTTTGCTCTCATGTCATTATAAATTTTAATTATCTCTGCTTTGACTTCCTCTGTTAGTTTTGGATTCTGTTCTTTTGCTAGAGTCATTAATGCTACCAACTCATTCTCTTCTAATGGTATATGTGTAGTCTTTGATACATCATCTTCAAATGAATTAATAATATGACTAGCCTTTAACATATCCTCTGTCATATTTACAGTATCTTTAATCAACCATATCAAATCAAACCTTGATAACAATGGTGCTGGAATATCTACATTATCTCTCAATGATATATCATTGTCATAGAATCCATACTTTGGATTGGCTGATGCAAGTATTGCTGTCTTAGTAGGTAGAGTTAATACAATACCAGCCTTAGCAATACTGACTGTCTGTTGTTCCATAGCCTCATGCATGGCACTTCTATCATCCTTATTCATCTTATCGAACTCATCAATAAATGCAAAGCCACCATTACATAATGGTAACACACCAGCTTGGGCTACAAACCTATCATTAATCTTAACAATAGCGATAGTGAGTCCAGCAGAACTTGTACCTCTTCCAGATGTGTAAATAGATTTATGCGTGATACTATTTGCATACTTTAACAACTCAGACTTAGCCATAGATGGATCTCCTACTAGAAAAATGTTTATGTCTGACCTCTTAGTTCCCTTTACACCACCTACTAATTGCAGTAGTATAGATAACTTTATGTCTTTCATACCATATATTCTAGGTGCAAAACTACTAACAATCTTCTCAGTATATCCATTTTCTTGAGCCATCTCTCTAAACTTTTTTTCTTGCTCTACTGTTGGTCTCAAATCTTCCTCTTCCTCTAGGTTATCAAGTGCAAGTATGTCAATGTATACATCATTCTCATTCTCTTTCATGTCAATAATAGACCTGAAGATACCAGTGATTCTTTTCTTCTGACCAGTAAAAGAAGTAGATACATCATTACCATATACCTTACCTACAAATGTAACTGGAGAACTGTGAACAGCATCCTCTAATTGTTCTTGTAATAACAATGTCTGAACATCATCAGTAACAACACTGTTACTCTGCATAATCATCTTACATCTCTTACATGATGGGTTAGGACATGTAGGCTGTTGTATTTTCTTTTCAAAGTCACACTTAACATCTTCTTGATTAAAACATTGTGGACATACAGCAGTGCCTTGTTTCACATAAGTCTTTGGTGCATCAGTTGCAGATATGATACAGTTAAATGTAATAACTGTATTCTCAAAGTGAGCACCTATATCATGCATAGATATTGGCTCTCTACCAACAAGATTAATCTGTAAATCTGCAAATGTATTTGGCACATCAATATCATCATACACTTCTTCTAAAATACCATAAATAACATGTCTTAATCTTTCCTTAAAATCTACTGGACTCAAACCAAATACCATAGAAAAATCCTCACTCTCTACATCAATATTATATACACTGTTTGGTTTTAATGCAGAAATAACCTTAGAATATTGTGGCTTGTTTAATATCTCTCTAATCTTATCACGCATGGCAGACTCTGTGTAACTCATAGTCTTTTATTCACTTCCTTGTTTATGATATTACCTATCTGTGCATGACGTTGTTGTAATTTCTTGAAGTCATTAGCCTCAAGTTTAGGCACAGTCTCTATCCATTGTTGTATGTTAGAAAAGAATAAAGGAACAGTCTCATCTTGTATTATAGTATCATTCTTTCTCTTTGATTTAACAAACTCTGTTACTGCCTGAGCAATAAACAAACTAAATGAAACATTTTCAGGTCTAAGAGATTCAAACTCTTTAAAAATAGACTCTACTTCTGCACTCATGTAAATATTTTTTCTACCATAGAATTTGGTCATGATGTAAGTATACACATGCTTACATTATAAACCTTATGTTGATTCATCCACAAGTTTTATTAACTTCTTAAGATTTTCTGGCTTAAATTTCTTCAACATCTCAACTGACTGATGATGTTTCTTACACAATAATGCAAACCTATTTGGGTCTGATTTTATTACTGGTAGAACATATTCATTATAGGAATACGAATCTTTGAAATCAGAATATATTTTATCACTATTTAAATATCTTTTATGATGAAAGACAAACCACTTACCAAATTTTTTACCACATACATAACACTTACCGTCAAACTGTGGTAAAAATGCTACCTCTCTCTTCATTTTATCCATTATTTCTTTCTTCACGATGTGTTTAAATACTAGGAAATTAATATATTTATATGAAAAAATGTCCAAGATGTAAAAGTAATTTTGATGGATTCTGGCAAGAATGTGATCGATGTATTCAAACTTTTTATCCTGAAACTTAAATTAAAAAAACTATAAATTGTAGGCTGTTATAGATACAAATGTGACTGAAATTATAGGTAGAGGAGAGAAAACAGCATTAGCAATACTTAAAGAAATTTATGGAGAGAGAGATGATATTGAATACTTTACTCAATACAAATTTAAGGACTTATTAAAAGGAGAATGGGTAGATACAGTAACTGAGAGGCAAGAAAAAGAAACAATAGATATTGTAGTTAAAACACCAAGAAAAACAATAGCAGTAAGAATACAAGACCCACATCACAATGGTAGAATCACTGAAATGAGAGATAAAGTTCAACGTAAAACTTTGGAGTGGAATGAGGTGGCTGTTGTTGATTTATGGTTTCATGAGTCTCCAGAACTGTTCAAGGAAAAACTTAATGATCAAAGTAGAAATGAAGTTGTAACTATATTAAAATCATTAGGTGTTTATCCGTAGAAGTGAGTATTCTTAGTATCTTTTGGCTCTGATTCTTCAGCATCTTGTTGTTTTTCCATCTGACTATAGACAAAATGTTTTTCTTGTCTGATTTTTTCTCCTATCATCATCATGGCTATGTCAATCTCAATGAAGTTAGCCTTTTTCTCAGTGAACATCTTATCAATATGGTCTGATACTGTATTGAATAGATCCTCTACAACATCCCACTTTGGAATATGTATTTTTTCTTCTTCTTCTGACATAATATCACTTTTATATGATTCTATTTAAACTTGTGCCTTAATTTTGAAATAATTGCAAGCGTAATTGCAGTAATTGGTATTAATTCTATCAAATCTATACCATATAATAAGAAATCTAATATTGGATGAACATGTGTGATAATTCCTAGTTGTAGATAGGCATCCCCAGCCCATACAAAATGAGGTATTTGTAGATATAATATTATGGCTGTAACAAGCATTGATTCTGTTATATGTCTTTCATACCAGTCAAAAAACCCCATGATTAGTAAGTAAATTTATAACATAAAAGTGTATGGTATTCATTATGGTTACTACCACGTTTAAAGTTATAGGAAATGATAGAGGTAATTACTATCATAACAGCACTAGAGTAATAATATACCTACAAAACCATGAATGTATAGAAGATATTTACAAAACTATCACTCATGAAATGATTCATCATTGTATCAACGAAGCTGGAGAAGAGATGGATGATGATCAAGAAGAGGGATTAATTTTTGCCATTCAATGGGCTGAAGAAACATTAATTTGATAATTTTTATCAACATATACCAACGATGGCTTATTATCATCTAATAATACAGTATGTTTTTCATATAATTGAGTTTCATATCTATCTAATGCTTCTAAATCTTGTTCAGAGACTTCGAACCAACCACCCTCTACAACACTGTTTTTATTTTTCTTTATTGATGGGTATGGAAGTAAACTATGTTCTGTTATCTCGAATCCACTTAGTGTTATCATTGTTAATTTGGAATCTCTATCTAATACTCTGTATCTGAGAGAATCATTCAATAATGAACCATACACAAATATTCTCATCGTTTATACACCATATATTTTACCCTAACAAGACCATTACAACACCCACATCTAAATCTTCCGAAATTTTTTTCTTTAATTAGGTCACTTTCTCCTATTCTTTTACCACAATCTTGACAATAGTGAAATCGATCGGACTTTTTCTTCTGGAAAAAAGTACATTTTCCTTTGCACATCGTGTACAAC